GGCATAGGCATTTTCTGTTTCTTGAACATCCTCAGCATTGTCTTGCCTCCTTTCCTCATATTCTCCGCAATCGTCATCCTCTTTTGCCTTGTTCTGCTTCCAGTTGTCATATCCTATTGTGCAGTGCCCATCCCAATCGTACTTGCACGTCCTGCAAAGTTTCAGCATTGAATCACCCCCTCGCAAATATCACCTCCCCTCCTTACTCCTTTTACACGATTTTTTTATGCTTGTTTCGACCTCTTGTTGGAGCATTTGTGATGTTAATAATGCTTTCTTGTTCCATTTGCGTTTTTCCGTCTAAGTATTCAGCAAGAGCTTTTGTCGTAAGCACCCATTTCCGTCCTGCCTTTATTGCCTGAATTTCTCCCCTTGCGCACATAACTCTTACTGTCTGCCAGTAAAGACCCAGCTCTTTTGCTGCATCTTGGAAGCTTATTGTGACTCCATACTTGTTAAGTAAGTACTCGTAAGTTGTCATAGCCCCACCCCTTAATCGAAAAAAAGTACCCAGTTAAAACCTAAGATTTCAGATATTCTCTTGGCTACTGGGATAGACGGATTTTCTTTTCCAGCTTCGATACCGGAATAATGAGATTGTGAGATGTTTGCCATCTTTGATATTTGCTTTTGTGATAGGTTAGCCTTTTGCCTTTTAAGTTTAAGCCATTCTCTTGTATTTTTTGTGCTTTTAATATTTCCTTTTTCGCTCAAATTATTTCCCTCCTAAATCAAGAAACACGATATACACACGATATACAAATGCCCCATATCAAGTATCTCAATATTATCATATATCAATTATCTTGATATGTCAATAAACATATTCAATTTTTTTGATATTATATTTACAATATCGATATTGACGATATAATATATAGTAAATATATGAGGTATTGATTTGGAGGTTTAACCAATGAATAGGATTAAAATTCTAAGAATAGAAAAGGGGATGAAGCAATCTGAACTAGCAGAATATTTAAAAGTTGCACAATCAACTGTTTCTGGCTGGGAAAACGGAAATTATGAAGTTGACCATGAAAATTTATGCAAAATGGCTGATTTATTTGACTGCTCAATTGATTATCTTTTAGGACGCACTAATATACGAAATTCTGACAATACTAAAATTGATGACGAAATCAACGACATTCTTGAAACGCTTCATAAACGACCTGAAATGAAAGCGCTATTCAGTGTATCTAAAAAGGCAACAAAGGAAGATATAAAAAGAGCAATAAAAATTATTGAGGCTCTAAAAGGAAATAATTAATTTAATCTACAAAAGGTGATTTTTATGCAAATTGTAAGATTAATTAATTTGCCTACTACTGTTCCAGGTATAACTGTCCTTGACGCTGATGGGAATTACAACGTGTACATAAACAGCAGGTTAAGCTATGAAATGCAAGTATTAACATATCTACACGAGACAGCTCACATAGAAAATGATGATTTTTCTTCTCAGGAAAGTGTTGCGGAAATAGAAGATAGGATTAAAGATATTTTAAATAATAAAGGATGATGTTTTGTGATTAAAAATTACATTAAGAATTATTCACTGGCAATAAGTATTGTGTTTTCCGCTGTAATACTTTCGGCATCTATTCTGTTTTACGCTTTCAGCAATAGATATTCGTATTATAATGTTCAAGGTAAAAACGTGTTAATAGATAAGCTTACCGGTACCATATACATGTTTAATGGTGAATATGTAGATAAGATACCCAAAGAAAGATTAGACAACCTCTTCTTAGAACGATTAAAAAATGAATTTAATCAATCAATGGAAGAATATTTAAACTCTGATGAATATAAACAGACAATGGAAGAAATACAGTGGGTGATAGAGGAGGCCAACAAATGAAAATCAACAAGCATAAAAGAGGAGGTTATTATACTACTATTACAATAGACGGAAAGAAACGCTTTATATACGGATCAACTCCGGAAGAGGTTGATGCGAAATACACAGAATTAAAATATAAGCATATACGTGGACATGATATAAACCAAAATCCTACAATGGAAGAATACATGATACAATGGTACAATGCATATAAAAAAGGTGAAGGTGCAATCAAAACTCAAAAAATGTATCAGAATTGCATTAATAACCACATAAACCCTGTATTTGGACATAAAAAATTAAAAGATATAAAATCTAGTGAAATACAAAGTTTTTTGAAAAACATTAAAGGCTCAAAAAGTTTAGTTCATAAAGTTAGGATTACATTAAATCAAATCTTTAAAGCTGCTATAGCTGATAAACTCATTGATTTTAATCCAGTAATAAATACAAAAATAATCGTTCAGGATAAGCCGAAAAGAGAATGCCTTTCTCCAGTTCAAAGAGAATTAATGTTGCATATTTTAGAAAAGGAGCGTATTTATCCACTCGTTTATACTTTGTTATATACAGGTATGAGAATGGGAGAAGCTCTTGCACTAACTTGGAAAGATGTAGATTTAGAAAAGCGAATAATAAAAGTCAATAAAGCTTTAGAATTTAAAGATGCCAAACCATTATTAAAAGCTCCAAAAACTAAAAATGGATATAGGGACATACCTATAAGTGAAAAGTTATATAGTTTTCTTGAAAAATACAAAGAAACAATAAAAAACAGTATTTATGTGTTCCCTTCTCCTGAAGGGTCAATGATGACTTATACGCAAATAACGAGGTTATACAAAAAGGCAAAAAAGAAAATAGATAAATGGTTTGAAGAGAATGAGGAAATGCAAAAATATAAATTTGATTTTACATTCCGTCTTTTACGTCATACATTTTGTACAGGTCTATTTGATGCTGGAGTTGATGAATTATCTGCAGCTGATATAATGGGACACGATGTAGTAGTTATGCGCTCAATTTATACACATATCCAGGAAAGTAGAAAAGCTCAAACTGCAGTAAAAATAGAGTCTCTTTATGAAGAAAAAAATGAAAAGTCAAAAAGTAAAAAGGCAAATCTTGAATAATATTTCACAACTCTTTCACAACTTTTTTAAGGTTTTTTCACAACTTTTTAACGTTTTTAAGCACTCATACAAAAAAATTAATAAAAACAAAAAAGCCGCAAATTTCAATGTTTTTGCGGCTTTTTACTGGAGCTGGTGGACGGATTCGAACCCCCGACCTGCTGATTACAAGTCAATTAACTATATTTGATATAATTATTGATATTACTTCATTTTAAGGCATATTAAATATATTTTCACAACCTTTTACACAACTTTAGGGTGGAATTTCTTTTTCGGTACCAGCTGACTTTTCAACTGCCTTACCATCAACATATCCTTCGGCAAGGATATAAGCAATGACTGCTCCGCCTGATGTGATAATAGCAGTGACCTTTTCTACACTTCCCTGGGAGGCACCGAAAATAACTAGTACTGACGTAACAAAAGCAGCTACCAAGGCCCAGAATTTTCTACTGGATAGTTTTTTCTTCCAGTTCACGCATCAAACCTCCTTATTCTATTTGTTATATCCCATAACCCTTGCCATCATAGCAAACATATCTCCCCTGGTGGCCGGGTCATCAAATCGTTTTTCATGTATGGTTATACCTTTTGATTTTAAAAACTGATAGTACTCCTCTGCCCAGTGTTCACGAGGCTTTTTAAATGCATCCGTAATCATTTCTGTCAAAGGGAAATATTTCCCTGGACAATCAGTATTGTTCCAGTATTTATGTCCATGCACTATTTTAATACTTGGTATTTGTCCCATTATCCATTTTATAAGCTCAACACCAGCTTTATATTGTGCAGGCGGCATTTCTTTGTCCACGTTTTCATAATCGCCCTGAAAGCCGATAGATATGATATGCCCGTTATGATTTGCTACAGCGGCGTTTTGGTTAAATCCACGACCTTCATAAATTGTGCCATCTTTGGCAATAAAGAAGCCATATCCAAAGCCAGCCCAGCCATTCGCTTTATGCCAGCGATCAACTTCGTAAATGTCCGCTGTCGGGTGTGCCATGTGATGTAAAGCGATACTATCAACCCTAGTTAAATCCAAAGGCTTTAAAGTGCCGTTCCACTTAATATTTGGCTTAATAATTTCCATACTACTTCCCTTTCTTTTTATGCTTAAAATATTCGATTTGACGCAATCTTTCTATTGCCTGTTCTCTTATTTGATAAGGCTTGCTTAATCTCTTGCCATCTTCAGAATATACAACATAACCCTTTTTAGTTTTTCTTATCATTCCAAACACCCCTTAGTAAGAGTGCTTAATATAAATTTTTAACTGCCTGTTCATTTAAGAAATCTTTTTGTTCGTGTTTTATTTTTTGCGCATATTCCAATGCTCTTTCCATGTCGCCGTTACATTTTCCGTTTCTAATTGCTATAGCTGTCGCTTCACCTAGTGCGATAGCTGCTCCTACACTTCTAATCAACAGGACCTCATTTTTTTCTCTTGCTTTTTC